GTGTTGTTGGTGAGGTTGGCGAAGTTGTTGGTGAGGTTGGCGAAGTTGTTGGTGAGGTTGGCGAAGTTGTTGGTGAGGTTGGCGAAGTTGTTGGTGAGGTTGGCGAAGTTGTTGGTGAGGTTGTTGTTGTTGTTGTTGTTGTTGTTGGTGGTAGTATGGTAGGAGTTGTTGTCGTAGGAGTTGTTGTCGTAAGAGTTGTTGTCGTAAGAGTTGTTGTCGTATGAGTTGTTGTTGTTGTTGTTGTTGTTGGTAGTATGGTAGGAGTTGTTGTCGTAGGAGTTGTGGTTGTTGTTGTTGTTGTTGTCGTAGGAGTTGTTGTTGTTGTTGTTGTTGTTGTCGTAGGAGTTGTTGTTGTTGTTGTTGTTGTTGTTGTTGTTGGTGGTAGTATGGTAGGAGTTGTTGTCGTAGGAGTTGTTGTCGTAGTTGTTGTTGTTGTTGTTGTTGTTGTTGTTGTTGTTGTTGTTGTATCGCAACAACATAATCTAAGATTATCTGGTTTTGCGTGTTTAAATCTTGTTAGGGCATCACGTCCGAACTTCAAGAGTCCGCCACGAATAATATCTCTAAATAATGACATCGACACCCCTTTGCAAAACTAATGATCCTTCCCAAATATCTATTTTATAGATCTTAATAAAATTATATAGATTACATAAATTTTCTATTATTTGTGTAGTAATGTTCCAAGAAGAATCATGAAATTCTATGAGGCAATTTTTAGTCATAAAAGGTAATAAAGAAACTAAAGTTTCTGTTCCAATCTTAGAATTTACAATATTATCATAATATATATATGATATAGGTTTCATATTTAGTTTTTTCCAATCAATATTTTCCATACTCTCTTGTATAACTGTAGGCTTTATGTCAAATTTTGATAAAGTATCTATAAAAGTGTCCCTAATATGATTTAATTTTGTTACACCCATACTAAGACCATCCTCGCTGCAAAAATTATCTATACTAACAACATCAACTCCATTTTTCTTGAAAAGATTTAGTACTGTACTAATTCTTCCTTTCCAGCACCCAAGTTCTAATATGGTCGAATTTTCAAGCCCTATAATATTACGAATAATAGATGCAGCTTCTATTAGATCTGGACCTCCATAACAACCCTCAGTATTTTGATACACCTCTTCTAATTTTATGAATATGTTATGGATATCTTGTGTTTCAAGATTACGTGGTAAAATATTTTGTATAACTTGATAAGTATAAATAGAATTATCTGAATGGCCATATTTTGTATTATATTTATTTTTTGCAGTTCGGTATACCTGTAAACTATCTACTTCTGGGTGTTGTATTTCTCTTAATTTATTGTGGTAAACATAACAATTACTACAGTAATCGCATAATGAAAAGTCTATTTCGTTAATATCTGAAACAAGCCTATCTATAAATTCTGTTTCCCCACCGCCATGAGCATGATACGTCCAGAATGGTTTTTTAATTTTATCCAATAAAGATGAGTGAAATGCAAAACCACCCATATCTGTGGCATATTTTCTTTGCCAAGTACTATTCCATTTTATAAATTTGTGATTTTCATCTAGAATGGGTCTTTCTGCGTTGTCTTTTGGTCTCCCCCATCCACCAACAGGAAATATAGCAATATTTTTTACTTTCCTTAATTCCTCAAACAGCTGGAGGTCATACGCATTGTCGTCATCAACGCTATAGATAATACCATCTATTTGGGAATCATATATATATTCTAGAGCAAAATTTCTCTGTGCATTACCTCCGCTTTTAGTTGGTCCATAATACAAGTATTCGTAATTGACTCCACTTTGTTCTAATAGCTTATTTAGTCTATTATCTATTTTAGAGTCATCTTCTACAATAATCCATGTGTAATTATTAAGTTTACTAAAAATATTATTAATTAGATATTTAAAATAAGATATTCTATTAATATGATTATATGTACATGTAACTAAGATTAAGTTTTTTGATTGTATAGTGTCCTGTTTTGGTATAGTCCAATGATTTGGAAATTGATCTATAAAAGTAGGAGTTATATGGTGTTTAGAGCAAAATTTATTTAAGCCTATATTTATAGATAACCAATATGGATTATTATAATCGTCTCCAAATACTATTCCATTATTTTTAAGTAGTGACCAAGCGTGGGTTATGTCATTATATAAATCTATCGAATCATTACTACCATCTACATATATTAAGTCAAATTCATAATTTTGTTCTTTAAGCCATTTACATGCTGCTGTTATAGTTTGAGGAAATGGTATAATAATATCTTGTAGATTATAATGACAAATATTGGACAAGAATTGATAGTATGCGTTAGGGTATCCAAAAGTTGGATATAGTTGTCGAGTTACATCTGTTTCGTGTAAGCCAATAAATTCCTTTGATCCGAGCCATGTGTCAACGCAAACAATTTTTGTTTTTAAGTTTAGCTCTTTAATAACATTGGCCATACATATAGCCGATGCTCCATACCAAGTTCCTAATTCTAAAATATATTCAGGTTGGGTTTGATCAATAAGAATTTTAAATAATTCGCTATTGATATTCCAGCCACAATTTTTAATATCATAATTATTATATTGAAAATTATTGTAGATATTATATCCATGGATTTGAGTTAATAAATTACTCATGATTATTCAATAAATCTGAAATGATGAGTGTTGTTTATTCGTTATAAATTTTTGTAATAAAGACATATTGTATTGTCTATGTATATTAGGAAATGAAAAAATTCTATTTGGAAAATAATAAATAGGAAATTGAATAGGTAGTTGTTCATTTAATATATACTTATAAATTAAGCAGTTTAATACGTCTTGATCTCTACAATTCCATAAAAATGCTGGATCAAGATTCTCGTCTGACTTAGACGGACAGATCAAGTCTTTATTCTTACATAACTCTAACCACTGTGAAATAAAAGTTCTTGTAGATGGAGTATTTTTACAAACAATTTTATTAGCGTCTAGTAATTTACTGTTTTTAACTATATCTCTATCTATATCACTAGTAAATATTTCATTAATAGTATTTATTTTAACATGATCTTTAACTAAACTTAGTGAGCATTCGAATGGTATCAAAAAATCTGTACCATTATTGTATAGTAATAATTGTAATAATTCTTTGATGTTGGACCATTGAAAGTGCCAGTATTGTGACATCTCTTGAAAATTTCCATCATGATATAGTAATATACTGTTTTCTGGAATTTTTGTTTTTAAAATATGATCTATCAAAAATGGTTTAAAGTCAAAATATTCAACTTTATTAGAATGATAATTGTGTGATGGTGGCTGTTCAAAAGTATTACAAATTTCATCTGAGTTTAGTAATATTTTTAGTGTATTTTCATTAAAAATAAAAATATCATCAAAATATAGAGATAAATTATTTAATATTGCAGCTTTTGTAGTATTATCTTCTATATCTACAGTATTAAAAACTAATAAATATATAGGAGTATCATAAAAAATTTTCTTTTTATTCAATTTAATCGCCCAACTTGTATCATTAAAAAACTGTATATTTTCTTTAGGGAATACAGAGTCTACTGCTTGTTTAACTTCGCAGCTTTGATAGTGTTCGTAGTCATGTCCACAAATAATACCATCATTTTTAAGTTTTGGTATGCTAATTGCAATATCTCTCAATACAGATTTTCTGTCATGATTAGCATCTATATATATAAAATCAAAATAATCATTTGTCATACCATTAATAGCATCCGGTATATTTTTTTGATAAAAAATAATATTTTTATATTGAGATAAGGTATTTTCTAATTTTAATGATTTATTAATATCAATAGTATGAACAGTATTAGCGTAATAAGCAAATAATTTTGTACTGACTCCATCATTTGTTCCTAACTCTAAGACATTAGAATTTTTATTCATATCATACATAGCGCATAGACTGTCTAATCCTAGAAGGATATTTCTGCCCATATGCATGCCCTGCCCATCCATTCTGGATTCATAAAGATTCGGTTTATCTGTATTAATTTTTTCATTTTTAATCACAAAAATGCCAGTATAATCAATATAGTTAATAATAATATTTTTATTAAGAAAAAACTCGTCTGTTGCACGTTTACATCCTTGCCAGTGTCCATAATCATCTATTATTAGTACTCCTTTATCTAATAATTTAGGATATAGAATATTTAATTCTGTCTTGGTAGATTCATACCAATCGGTATCTAACCTTAATAATGCAATACTATTCGGTATATTTGAATTTATTAGTAGTGTTTGATTAACGTCTCCAATAATATATTTTATTTTATCTTTATCGTATTTAGATTTATTTAAAATATTTTGAACATCATCTATTGGAGCATAAGATCTTACGGCCCCCATTATATTTGTAGCTGGAGTTCCTGCTCGGTCTATATCTAATTCTGAAGGATTAGTCATCCCCTGAAATGTATCATATAACCATATGTATTTATTCATATTATGAAAGAGACAATATTCCATCATTCCAAGAATATTACCGCCTTTCCAAACGCCACATTCCACTAAATCGCCATTAATATTATTATTTCTAATATATTCTAGATTATTATATAACGCAATTATTCTTTCTTTAGATGTCATTGAGTATGGTTGTACAATGTTTATAAAAGTTTGTAAATTCATATTTATTTTCTTATAGTTAATAGTTAGATATATAATTTAGATGAGATGTTGATAATATTCTAAATATATTTATGTTTTTATAAGTATACATTTTTTATTTACATTTCCAGATTTATATGTCAAAGTATCAATAATATCTAGTTTATGTGTTTCCGTAATATCTATTCTTCTATATTCCGCTCTAGTTATATCCTTAAACTCATGAGGTATATCGGTTATAATCATAATGAATTGTTTAGCTTTTATAGATCTTGCTAGAATAGTATTTATATCTTTAAATGGCAAATGATTAAAAACATCTTTAATAAGAATAAGATCATAATTTTCATAGTCATGATAATCAACTGCATCAATTTTATTAAATTTGTGTGTATTTAATTTTTCTTTTGCTTGATTAATAGCTAGTTGCGAGACGTCTATACCATGATAGTCTATATTATCTAACAATAAATGCTCTGCTATAGCAGCATTTCCACAACCAACATCTAAAATTGATCTAATATTGTTATTTTTAATAAAGTTATTGATATAGTTTATACATGGTAGTGCTTCCTCGTGTGTTGATCCTGGCATCAATGTATTAAAATTATTAGCATCGATATATAAATCATTAAATTTATTATTTCCATAATTTACTGCTAATTCTTTAAAATATTTTTCAAAAATATGTTTATTATAAAAATCACATCTATTGGGGTGGTTTTCCCATGAAACAGTTATATAAAATTTTGAATGTAATACTCTATGTTGAAATAAAATTTCATTATCTAATTTACCTTCTATAAATGTATCATTTCGATTTACTGATCTTATCATATTACATTGATGATTAGAGTTTGCCCAAGCTAAATGAAATGTATCTTTATCCCCATACAAATATTTATATGTGATATGACTATTTTCATTTAAAAATAATGTTGCAAATAATGGTTCTGAGTGAATTTTTTTATTAACCATAATAAATCCTGTTTCAAACTCTGGTAAATTATCCTCTTTAATATCTAATATTTCCCATAAAGGGTTAGGTTTTGAGTAATCCCATCTACCGTCAGAAAATATGCCAAGTTTAGGTACTATAAATGTATCCGGCTCTATTAGTCTTCCAGACCACTGGTAATGAACATCTATATCACAACTAAATATAGCTTTATGTTCTGTATATAATTTATTATCAAATAATAGTTCTGGTTTTATAAATAAAAAACAATCACTATCTAAATATATAATTTCTTCAAATTTAGAATAAATTATCGCATATATTTTTAATTCCCATCCATTCAAATTATTAAATGGATAAGATTCTCTATGATTATAAGCATCTATAAAAGTAATATTACCTAAATCATTAATTAGTTTGAATAAAAAATCTATTTTTTCATTAGATCCAAGATACCATATTTCTATAGGTATATCACTTTTAAGAATTTCTCTTATGTATCTAATATTTAAATAAGCATTCGTTAAATACTTAATACCACCAGATGGCATAACTATACCACGACCAGACCAATTTTCAGCTATTTTATCAAATGATACATTTTCTATATATTTAATAGTTCTATTTTTAATATAATTTTTAAAATTTGTTTGAAAATTATTATGCATATTAATTAATTTTATTGATCCTAATACAAAATGACGTTAGTCCGTCCATGGTTTCTGCTAAAATTTGTTGGTTGTTCCTATAACAAAAATCATTAACACTATTAAATACACCCATTTTTTATAAAAAGATACGTTACAAATTTTGCTAGCAATAATATTATAATCATGTCCACAAATATATCCATTATTTTTAATTTTACTATATGCGAATTCAAGATCTTTTGAACAATGTGAGTATGAATGATAGGCATCTATATATATAAAATCAAAATAATTATCTGGTATATTATTACTATGATTAGTATTATTATATTTAGTTAATAATATATTTTTATATTTTACATTTAAATATTTTTTATATTCATTGGAAGACATATTAATTTCTGTACAACAGTCTATACCAGCAGAAAATTTATCTTGATCAAAGTTATCAACTAATACTAGTTCTGAAATACTTTTATTATTTAGAATTTCTGGAATAAATTCATCTATATCTGGACCAATAAAACATATTCTTGCATTATCTGGAATAAAAATACCTAAGTTAATCCTTGTATCAAGTACTGTAAAATTTGTGTTATATATAGAATTTATATTTTTATGTATATTATTATTAGCAATTCTTGATTGTTGCTCTATAATTTTTTGTCTATCGTTAAACATAGTTGCATGAAAAAAAATAGGATTAATTGTATTATATCTAAAATCATCTTTATGCATATTAAATGCTATAGGTAGTTCTAAAGATAATTTACCATATTCATTTAAATCGTTATATTGATTGCCTGCATGTATATTCCAATTAATACATCTTAGCATAGCGCTTTGTTCCCACCATGAATGATGTACTAAATCGCGCTGATTCCATATAAGATCTAATAATTCTATAGCAGATGGTCTTAATAGCCATACTCCACAATTTGGAACTTTTGTGTGATTTGTAATATGTGTAACAAAAGCCTGTATATATTTGGTATTATTTTGAAAACTATAAGATATATCATTATCAAAATTAGTAATTATAACATCAGCATCTAACCATAAAACTATATCATAGTGTTCTAGATAATATTTTATAATTGGTATTTTATACCAAGATTTTGGTCGATCTTCATAGTCTAATATATTTAAAGCATTACAAATATCTTTTAATTTATTATCATCAATAATATGTAAATTATAATTATGTTTATTAGCATAAAATGTAAACGATGGCGTTGCTGTATCTAGGAATGATTTGTGCTCTCCATGTGCATAAGATACGATACATTTATTTGATTTTTTATTTAAAATTTTATTTGATGGTATATTAATTGAAACACTGGATATTTTATTTTTTACTATGTCCTCATACATAATAAAATCTTTTTGATATATTTTATAAACTATATCTTTTGTTTCATCTGTATAATATGATTCAAAATTATTATGATTACTACTATTAATTTTAGAAATAGTGGTTACTATATTTTTTCCATATAGTATATTTGATAAATATTGTATTTCATAGTCGAAATTATCATATAATCCAATATAATCTATATAATTTTTATCAACAATTCTATCCATCATTGGCATTATATGTGTTTGCTGTAAATAAAATGTTGGATTTCTATAAATAGCATAAATCCATTCATGAAAATCATATTTTAAAATATCGTAATGTATAGCATCTATTACGTCCTGACTATTGCCTATACCTTGTTTTAAATAAAAATAAGTACTGACTAGTCTATCGAAAGGATTTCTTATGATACAGAAAGAGAATGCTCTTGGTTTAGATTTTAGTATTTTATGATCATAAGTAAAATTATTGAATAATATATTTTCTATAGCCATACCTCCGGTTTTAGGTATGTGTAGAAAAAAAAATTTTTGGTGATTGATAATATTTATAGACATTTATTTGTAAAAATTTTTCCAGTATTCCCATTCATCTTCTTCTATCTCTTGTTTTTGTTTTTTATGCTCTAAGCTTCTTTTATGTTCTAATTTATTATCTTCATCTTTTAGCTTATATTTATCTAAATGGTCTTGTTGAATTTTCTTTTTTCTATTATTTTTATCATCAAAAAAATTATCACTCATATGATGTTACACCTCTGATAAATTAGTGCCAGTTCTCTCCATATATAGGTAAATCAGCATGGTAAGCTACAGATCCGCGATCCATATAAACCTTACCACCCTGTGATCGTAGTGCTGTACAAACAGTATAATGATCAGTAAAAGTAGGATGATCTTCGTACTGTACAATATTTTCATTAATTCTATGATTTGATACCTTAGCTATCTTAAAAACTTCTAATAATTCATTTCTAAGATCCCCATACCCTTCTTTAAAAACTTTGGTAGGAACAACATATGTACAACCAACACAATCTATTTCAACTAATCTAGAATCATCATTAACGTATGGGGGTTGTAAAGAAAAATTCCTCTTTGCACAAGATTTATCCATTATACAGTCTCGAAACTCTGATTTTATTGATGTATGATTCTTTTTTTGATAACCACACCAATCATAAAATACATTTGAGTTTTCTATTAACATTACTGGCGCTGTGATACCATTCGGATTGAGTCCTATTGCTCTGGATACAAAATTATATGGATAACTTACAATATCAGAATCGATAACATATAAGTAATCATAATTGTTTAAGTTTGTTCTTGACAACATAATATTTCGAATTCTTTTTACCCTAGACCAAGGAGTATAGTCTTTGTCTTCTTTGTTTACTCTATCGTTTTCAAAATATAAATTAATATCTAATAATGGATTGTGTACTTGTAAATTATATGCATGAAATAACATTTTTTGTAGAAGGTGTGGTTCTTGATTTTCTAGATACGCTATATGTACTAATACCTTCGGTTTTATAGATAAATTTTTTAGATATGTTTCAATTGTAGCATTTTCTTTGTTAGTTATGGATCTAACCTTATTTTCTAAATAATCTATAATTTTAAAACTATTTTTTTCTATACAATACTTAGTTAATAATATAATTTCTTTATCTGTTAATTCTGTTCCACAAATACGTACAGCAAAATAATTTAGAATATATTTATTTATTACGTCAAATAATTGATTAAAATTATCGATATCAATATTATTTAAAAGCTCAAGTCTTTGTTGTGTTCCGCATGTAGCAACCATTTTATTAGATATTCCTTTGATCACATTAGTTATAGCTAAGAATAATACAAAGTATTCAAAATTATCAAAATTTTTAAGGCTATCTATAAATAGATTTGTATTAAAATAATGTTCTTTATGAGGAAATATTGTTATTTTTAAATTCTTACTTAGACTATTCAAGATAGATAGTTTAATATTAGTCTTATTTATAGATGAACCTGATGTTTCAATTATTAATTGTAAAAGTTTATTTAATAAATTACCATATTTATGATTATCTATAAAGGATGTATCATTATTAAAAAAATGAGTTTTTCTATCTCCGGACATGCTGTTCATGGTAGTATTGTGTTTTTTAGTAGTATGTAATTCTTTATATTCAGTAGATTTTTTAATCATATGTTTCACTGTAGCCACATCTCCCTTTTTGATTTTTTCTCCATAAGCCCTGATTCCATATTCATCCACGTTTCTGTGCAATAATTCTTTATATATTTGGTTTAATTTTGATAGTGTATGAGCTTCAATTTTTATCATTTAAATAGTAATCTCCATGTATCATTATACACTTCTATATTAATCTTTTTCCAATTAGTATTAGTAGGATATAGATTTATATCTTGTGGGCGTAAAGAGGTATTAGCAGATCTGCTGCAACCTATCCAGTTATATGGAATATACACATTATTAGCATTAGAGAGTAAAGATGCCCACCACGAAAATGTACTATTGGCGATAATTTGATTATCACACAGATACATTATATAGAAATCTAAGCACGAATCAAGCTTATCGACATAAGTAACATTTGTTATATAATCAAGTTCTTCAAATTCGTACTTAACTTTTGTAATATCGTCACTTAATATAAAAATATTAGTATCTAATAAATTAGATTCAGCAAGAATATTTCGATAATAGTTATAATTTAAAAATCCATGTTTTGATCTTAATATAGTATAGTCTGTTCTTCTAACATGAATAGATGTTGTTGACTTATTTTTATTATTTTTAGTGTGTTTTTTGATATAGGCTAAGGCTTCATTAAGCTTATTACTATTAGGAACTAACTCTTTTTTAATTTCGCTTAAATAATCTTTGTAATAATCTAAATTTTGAAAAAATCCAATAATATCTATTTGAGGATAATCAAAGACTGTTGCATCAAATATAAAAGGATCTTTCTCAACATAACTATAACTAGCAATAGTACTTTGAATTTTATTATAAGTGAGTTTATCTCTATCAAAAAAAGATAAAAATGAATCTGATGGATTTAAGTAAAAAGCACAGTTATGATACAGAGATAATACTTTCGCTAAACTGTATTGAAATAATTGATTACCAAATCTACCATAATTAATATTGCCAAAATTTTTAATACTAATCATTTAATACAACTGACGATCTTTCTTTAATTGGCTTATGTAATAGATTCAAATTTTTATCAAAAAAATAAATATACTTCGTATTTCCTGGACAAGGATCTGATTTCAAATTGTCTGTTGTAATCTGTATGGTGCCGCTTAAATCTAATATATTATTTGTTACATCACTAGCTATCCCATAAAAAGCACTTAAAATTTCTATTTTATTATTAATTTCTTCTTTATCATTTAAATGTAAATTTTTAATAAGATGATTAATTTTTTCTAATAACATAATTTTATGTTGTAGACCTACAGTATAGTTTGCATGAAATAGAATGGGTTTTTCTTTTAAAATAATATTTTGACCTTCCCATTGTCTGTGTTGAAATGATATGTTTAAAAATTTATGTGATAAAAAATTAGCATTAATAAGTTTGATATTGTTATTGATAGCTTGTTGATCACAACTATATTTATGATATTCTTTTTTTATGTATTCAAAAAATCTTTTAGTTGAATCATTTATTTTACAAATAAAAAATCCAGCACAATACTCTTGACCCACACCTTCTTGAAAAGATATATCATATGTACCAAGTTCTCTAATACAAGTATCTATAAAATTATCATAAAATTGTATATCAACATCTGACCATATGAAAAATTCATCATTAGTATTGACTGCTTCTAAATAAGTGTCTACTTTTTGCTCCATAGACTCTTTCCATCCATTATCATAATAACTACCTGTAGAACATACTTGTTTTTGATTAATTGTTACAAGTTCAGCATCTGGTTCAAATTCGAGCAAACTTTTTAGAAAAAATTCATCGAATAAGAACTTATGAGAGTCAGACAGGATAGTATATATTTTCACTTGACAGTCCTATTAATCCTTAATATCTTAATGCAGGTCCGGGGTTAATATTATTCACTAACTAGAGATACGTCATCCACAAGTAGTGATACTCTTATCGAGTATATTTTTGTTAAAATTTCTTGGGTTCCACTGGTTGAAACTGATGTGCTGGATGTAATAGTGAGTTGTGATGGTCTATCGGCTGATGCTGTTGTTGTCCATTTATCAGCAAAAGCTTCACAGAAATTGTATACTATTTCTCTAATATCTCCAGTATCAGGATCAGATTTTGTTTGATTTAAATCGTTAATAGATGAGAATGGAATGGTTAATTCTGTAGCTGAAACAGTTAATCCAGAAAACCAGCCACTTGGTGATGGATCGAAAGCCATAAAATTCTCCTATTTAATAGTATAAATTATCTATATAAGATACACCATTTTACAAAACTGGTTTAATGATGCCGTAACCTTGGTATTTTTTTTCTTGAAATTGTGTATTTTTTAACTTAATCGTATTCTTTTTCAAAATTTCTATCATCTCTTGCTGAGTTATAACTTGCTTGCCCTCATATTTTCTATAGTATGAAAGATATAACGATGCGCAACCGACAGCAAATGGATTACTCATACTAGTTCCGCTCATAAGTCCATATCTATTATTTGGTAGTATACTCATAATATTTTCACCAGGAGCTAAAAAATCTAAACTATCTCCGCTACATGTAAAATTTGTTCTCTCTAATCTTTCATTAATAGCTCCTATACTAATAGTGTTTTTATCATTAGCTGGATACATTATATCTTGATTTGGTCCAGAATTACCAGCAGCACAAAAGACAAGAATATTTGAGTCATTAGCTTTTTGTAAAGCCTTTTGTATACCTTTTATAACATATTTTGATCCTAATGACATGGTAATAATATCTATTTTATGTTCTATACAATAATATATAGCTTGGGTTATAGCATGAGCATCGCCTTGTCCTTTATCGTTCATAACTTTTAGTGCATGAATTTTGGTTTTTGGAGCAACCCCAACCATACCCTTTGAGTTATTTACTGCACAAATAGTGCCGCATACATGTGATCCATGACCATTATCATCAAAAAAATTTTTAGAATTATTTAAGAAATTAAATCCATCAATAATATTTGTTTCTATATCAGGATGATTTCTGTCGCATCCTGTGTCAATAACCCCAACTGTAACACCATCTCCATCACTTTTATTCCATTGCTTATCTATTTCTAATTTAGTTATTTCCCATCCTTTTACTTGAGGATCATTTGGTGTTAATCCATATATTTCTTCTACTATATATGGTAATAATTTAATTTTATTTGAAAACATATTTATATACCTTGGTAAAATAAGTCTATGGTCTTGTTTTAACTTTATTTAAGAATACACTAGTATCTAATAAAACATTACTATTATAACTTTTCCAATTCATTAAATGACCAAAAACAAAATGACAATATTTATCGCATAATGTAATAAGATTATTTTCGTCTAATTCTTTAGATGGATCAACACTAACTGGTATAATATGATGAACCTCTAATTTAGTACAGGAGCCGCAAGCCGCGCAACAAGGATTATTATCTAAGTGTTTTTGTCTTACTTTTTTCCACAAGTAAGATCTTTTTTGGGCAAATATACTGAATTTTTTTACAAAATAAGAGTTGATAAATTCACTTGCTCTTAATACCAGTGCTGTTTTCATAATTTTAGATTGAAAATTATAGTATGCTAGCGGCTATCAAACAACCTTTTGCTACGGCATTCAAGGGGTCTTGAGATTGCCTGACTACTTCTATTTGTAAAGGAAAATTAGATTGTAGTAATTTTTCATTTAATTTTTCTATATAGCCATTTGCTTGAGATGTTCCTCCAGCCACAACTATAGGAATAGGATGTTTAAATTTAGGCAATAATTTATGATTAGTTAGTGCTACAGATAATTGTTTGGCAGTATACTCGATCAGTCTTTCATAGTAAGAAGATACAGCACTGAGTACCGGATTTTCGCTCGGTTCACCTATTTTAAAACCACCCCCCTCCTTCTCTACTTGAACTACACTGTCTGGCTCTCCGGTCGCTATAGCGCTCATACGATCAATCCAGTCACCCGACTTGGTTGTACTAAAAACAACAGTTGGTTCGCCGTTTAGCATCACACAAACATTGGTCATACCAGCACCACAACTAACACCAATTCCTGTATAATTACTATCAACTAATTCAGCATAACATAATGCTTCAGCTTCGTTAATAGATTTTGCATCATACCCAATTTCGGCTAAAATACTTTTGACAATATCTTCATGATACCCGATATCAAAATCATCATCATCTTGATCTATTGGTTGTGCTGGAATACAAAATACTATCTTTTCATTTGTTTCACTTGCTTCTCCAACCACTTGTTGAATTATATATGCTAATACTTGTTTGGCCTGTTTTTCTTTTACAGAAATAACACCTCTATACATGGGTCTACGAGCGGTGTCATTTCTTTCTACTGCTTTTTCTATAGCGTCTTTTCCCAATACAATAAAAGATCCATCGCTGTCCTTAACAAATACCTTACCACTTAAACCCTTTTCTATCATTTTATTTGCTATAGGTGTTGATGGCTTAATAATATAAAAAGCGTCTCGAAATTCTTTATATACGATATTATCATCAAGATATGACGACATAACGATAAAACTAGTGCCTACGTCTAGTCCTTTACTCATATTATTTACCTCTCATGTTTTTAAGTTTATCTATAGCATTGATAGTATCATTTTTACTTGTTGTTGTATTACTAACTAAATCTGTTTTTTTTTCGAGACTACTTGTGTCTATTTTAAATACAACTTTTGTTTCATCCAAATCAACTATAGATTTAGATAAATTATCTTGTTTCCTCATAAAGCCCTGAAAATTAGATGCTTGTACCGTACTATCAAAACAATATTTTTGTACAACTATACCTAATATAAATATAGTAATACAAATACCAGTAATGATAAAATGTTCTAACATATATTTATATACACCTTCAGGATATATATAAATACACCTAAAATGGTCTATATCTAGATTAGACTAATACTACTTTTAGTAGTATCATATGTTAGAAAAGATGCTATGGTATATCTGTTACCTTTTAGAATTTTAGTAACACCATGCAAATATTGAAGAGATCCAGGGAAAATTACCGACTTTCCGGGTTGTGGAATAATTTCTAGTTTTTGATTAGGAAAATATAAAATACCACCATCAAAGTCCTGATTTAAAAAAGTAATCATGGCAAAATTTCTCCATGGATATGGATGCGGAGCTAATCCAGCAGGATTTTCAGCATCAGCATGTGGTTCTAGATTATAGCCTTCTGGCCATCTAGCTATACTAAGATGTTCACAATATAATTGTTTATCCGTGTGTTGAGACAAAATAGATAGTCCAAATTTAGTATTTTCCAATATTAAATTTTTAACAGTAGTGTCTTTGATACTGTCATAGAACAATGTTCTTCCACTCCAGTAATCGTTTGCTTTTAGAGTCCCAAAATCTGAAATATTGTTATTAATATAAGTAATAATCTTATCGATATTATTTTTATCTAATATATTTTGAAAAACTTTTGGGAATATCATTATATCATCTCAGCAATATTGTTAACAATACTAATATAGTTAGGAACATACCTACAAACCCTTAAACCTTCTGCAATAGCATATATAATAATTTTTTTTCCAAAGACATCAACAAGTTTATTTGCTTCTTTTATATTTTTTTCATATGCTACTATAGAAAAATATAGTTTAGCAGCATCTGTTATATAGTTACCAAAAACGTATTTATAATTAGGGTCTATTAAAAATAGTAAATCATGATTTTTAATTATATTTTCTCTAGTAAAATCTCCATGAAAAAAAGTTGGATATAATTGATGATTATTGATATAATCTAAGACAAAGTCAACTTTTTTAGACTGATAAGGATGAGATAATATATTATGAGTATATGTATAATATTCAAAATTTTTTATAGTTAGATCGCTAAATTGCTGTAATAATTTGATACAATCATTTAGACTAATTTTTTCTGTTTCTTCTATACGTTGAGTTATTATCGTCTCATCGTTACAAAATAGGATATTTGGAACATTAAAATGATGTACTGCCAGATCGAACCATTGTTTTTCAAATAATGACGTTTTAGTTTTTTTTATAACCGTATGATCTGTAAATATTAAATTATTTTTGGTAAATAAACTTTCATATCCTATAAAATTATCATTTTGACCTATAGTCATATCATCTATATATAGATCAGCATATTCTTTATTAAATGATATTTCATCGTATGGTATATCATGCATATTACAAAATTTTTCTATCAATGGCTTGTATTTGTCTATTTTTTCTTGTAGTTTTAGATTGGATTTTGATCCACGAGCTGTGACTATTTTTATAGTTGCATTTATATTTTTTTTAATTTCTTGTAATCTTTGAATGAGTATATAATTTGGTTCTCCAAGAGTTATATGACTTTTATTTCCTAAACATAATGTTCCATCAAAATCTACAGATATTATCATAAACCTATTGCTTCGTAATAGTCTTCTATATCACCCATCCTTTTGAAAGTATTCTCTAGTATAATATTGGCCCCGATCATTCCCGATACTAAACTATCTTTATGTTGTATATTATTGATCAATATATCTAAATTTTTGATAAAATATACGCCACTACACTTAGTATTAGATATGCTATTATTTTCACTATATTTTATAATACGATTATTTTCTATAATTACAGAACTATATTTATTTTTTACAGAATTAAATACGTATACAGCGTCTTGACTTATATCAAGGTTTGTTATATTTATACCAAATGGTATAATGTCGCAATCTATAATTAGTATATCATTTCGATCTTGAATTAATTTCAATGTATCTAATCTAGAGGCTGTTTTATTTTTACCTATTATTTTAGCATCAGGAAAAATATTTAGTATATGGTCAATAATTTTTTTATTTTGATAATAAAGATACTGTTTTTCTAGAGTAGATAAATTGCTGAGTCTAGTTCCTTGACCTCCTACAGTTATATACTTATTAATTTTCATCTAAATATTTTCATTTTTATATCAGGATTTATTTGAATATTTGTATATTCTGATTTGTTTTTGTACCATAGGTGTTCTGACATAACAGCCTCCCCATGATGAGGATAAAAATCAACATCTTTCTCAAAGAAACTATAGGCAGAAGCATAGTAGTCCATGCTCGCAGAGTTGCCGTATGCTAATTTATCATTGGGCATATACACCGGCCCCTGTTTTACTAGCTGTTCTTTCATTATTGGATTAAATATGATGTCCATATCTTCATTAGGTGGTAAAAAAATAATATTATTTTGTATAGACTGTATAGTCTTGTCTATCATGAATTTTTTAAAATATAAATCCATCCTACATCGTATAACTATATCATAGCTGCAATCTATCTCTTGTTCAAACTCTGATTTGAGCTGGTTACTCATAAATATACTATAATACATCATTAATAAGTTAAACCACTTATATTTATTATCATTATCAAATAATTTTTCAAAACCCTCTGCTTTCTTGTATCTATTAGATTGTTTTATTTTCTCTATAAAATAGTTATAATTAGGATGCTCTACTATAATTTTTTTAGGCTTATAGAGCTTGATAAGATCAGTAGCCGGAACAACACATTGGTATGATTCTACATATTTTTTATACTTTTCACTATCATAGCCATGATTATGTGTAGAGTGTATATCTGGACTACCACTAAAAGTCCATGTGTGAATAAAGATATCAGGATTTAGAGCATCAATTATGTGTTTTTTTTGACTCTTAAAGCATTTTTTAAATGTTCTAGATTGACCTGATAAACATAAGGCTACTTTCATAAGTTAATTAATCTAATGTTGTTTGATGATCACTAAATTTATGACCATAAGCATCTTCTCCATTAAAATATCTTCGTCCATTTCCATATTTTTTGGTTTTATCAATTTCAGCTCTTTCTTTACCAAGATCCATAGAACATTTTCTTTCAGACTCCAATGCTTCTTCCGAAAGAATTTTATTAGCATTTATAATCTGAAAATTATCTATAAAGTGTCTAGGATATGGTATAACACATCCAATGATATCGCCTTTTTTAATTTTAACCGTATAATTAGGTCTTGTCAATCTTAAATTATAGGTAAAATCTCTACGTAAATTATCTGTTTCTATTACTCCAGTCATATGATATAAACCATCTATATAGTAATTGGGTGGATTAATAGTCATTAAATTTATTCCTTCAGGAGTTCTTAAAGAAAAAGTAGTTTGAATAGTAATAGTACCCATACCGAAGTGACTACGAATTGATTGTAATGATGCATTTTGGTCATGATATGTTTGATCTAAATATGTAACGGTTACATCAGACGGAGTATCTCCACCATTCCATGTTACCTCAATATCATGTATACTTTTAAGTATAAAGCCATGTTGATTACCCATTACTAATGGCAAACAAAAATAAGCATGTTTAACAAACCAATCTCTTTTAAAGTCTCCTTTAAGGGATGAAAATAATAAGGACACATTCTCATCCGTTTGGAAAGTATTTGTATGAGATATTAGTGCTATGTATTTATCTTTTATTAAATCACTCATATATTTTTATCTATTAAGATTCTACCTTTTTGAGTTCGTTGTACATATCCCATTCTGATCATATATGGTTCAATACTATTCTCAATTGTTTCCATAGCAATTCCGCACATAGCAGACAAACTTCTAATACCCAAAGGATTGCCTATATTAGCTTTTAATACTTCCAAATATTTTAGATCATGGCAGTCAAATCCTTTATTATTGATTCCTTGACACTCAAAGATCGTATTTATATTTGTCTCTTCCGGATACATATCCTTATAACTCTTATACCATTGTAGTCTAGCATTTAAAATTCGTGGAGTACCCTTGCTTCTTTTAGCAATTTCTTCTAGATCATCATCTGATATCAATAGTCCAAGCTTTTCTGCCGACGATCTTGCTAGTTTAGCTAACTCATTTGGAGTATAAAAGGATAAATGTTCTTTGATTGGAAATCTATCATAGAATGGTTGGCTTAAACTTCCGCCGCTTGTTGTTGCTCCGATCAATGTGAACATAGGTAAATCTATAGATTCTGGTTCTTTGTCTAGAATAATATCTAGCTTAAAATCTTCCATAACAGGATATAAAAATTCTTCTACTAATTTAGGCAGTCTATGGATCTCATCAATAAATAATACTGATCTTGGATTTATACCCATAAGATATGGAATAATATTTTTAGCACTTCTAATGCTAGCAGCATTAACAGTATACAAATTAACAGACATTTCATTAGCGATACATCCTGCCATAGTTGTTTTTCCAAGTCCCGGTGGACCATCAATTAAAATATGTGGCAATACCTGACCAGAATTTTTGCAACTATTTGTAAGTACTTTTAGTCTATGAATTACTTTAGATTGTCCGATAACATTATCAAACGCTGTTGGTCTGAATGAGTTGCTCATTTTTTTCTCCAAAAGTTTTTAGTACCATTTTAATTAGTTCTAATTGATCTATAGATCCACAATTCTCTAATATTTGTATAACTATTGGTTCTACTTCTTGTTTTTCAAAACCATAAGTTTCTAAACAAGAACAAGTTTTAGTCAAAATATCTTTATCAATTGTAAATTTTTTATGTTTTGTTTTTTCTTTGGATTTAGTCTTATTAGGCTTAAAATAAATAATATCTATTGATTTTATTCTTTTCGGAATAAGTATTACTCCACATTCACAGGCTATCTTAAAATTTTTTGTTTTGGTTTCGATATTAGTTAACCAATGATTAAGTCCACATTCTGAACAAACATATTCGTAACTTATATCAAAATTTTTCGGTTTTACATTAAGAATTTTTTTCATCTTTTACCCAAAAAACAAAATCATTTATATCACTATCATAGGCTGACTCTATTAACCCTTTGTTTGCTAAACTTGTTAGTATATTACTAACCAATCTAGCATTCATTGCTTCTATAATTTCTGAGAATATTTTTTCATCAATTAAATATCTTGACTTATCTTCATATTTGTGCTTTTGCTCTTTAGCCATACTTTTAACAATAACTAATGCTTCGTCATGAGATAATACTTTGTTAAGTTCCTTTTCTTCTTCTGGCTCAATTTTTGTAACTAATTCTGTGAATTCATCTGGATCTTCTACGGCCCCTTTACCAAATCCATTATAAACTAGCCTTCTA